AGGCTGCGGCCGCACCAGACACTACCGCGCCGGTGATGAGCGGATCGATCAACATCACCAACGTCACCACGAGCGGCGCGACGCTGTCCTTTCAGGCAGCGACAGACGACGTCGGGGTGGCGGGCTACGAATACAGCATCAACGGTGGCGCGAGCTACGTGAATGTCGGGCTGTCTCAGTCGTTCGCAACTCCGCCGCTGACTGCAGCGACGGCGTACGCGGTGCGCGTGCGCGCGTATGACAAAGCCGGCAATCGGTCGGAGCCGCTGGCGCGGAACTTCACCACCCTGGCCGACGAGCCGCCAGTGCAAAGCAACGTCGACGCGTCGAAGGTTTCGACCACTCGCAAAGTGGTGTTCCCAGGCGGCACACGAGTTGTTGTCTTCGGTAAAGCGGTGAGCACTTCGGTGCCGGGCGGCCCTTATGTGCTGAACGGACGCCTGACGATCGACAAGCATCCGCTGGACGAGTTCTACTGCGTGGCCGATATTTCGTTCGACCTGGCCGACAGCAAGACCACGGCCACTTCGGTAGTCGCGGTGCCGGCTGGCGTGACTGTGCTCGAGGCGCCAGTGGTGCAGGGCTCACTGATCCCTGTGAAGATCGGCGGTCTGAGCGAGGCGGTGGGCGCGTTGAACTTCTGCACGCTGCGCATCACCCTTGCGAACGGGGAGCAGATCGACCGCACCATCTGGTTCGCGAAGAGCCAAGGCATGTGGGTGATTGCCAAAGACCCGGACGACAAGCGGTACATCGTTGGGGATATGACGAACATCCTTGCCGACAGCAACACACAAATCGCCTCGGCGCTCAAGGCGGTGCCAGTTGGTGTCACCGTGCTGGAAGAGCCAGTTTCCCAGGGCGCACTGATTGCGGTGAAGTTGGGCGGCATGGACACATCGGCCGACCCACTGAACTACTGCACGCTGCCTTTCCTGTGCGCTAACGGTGAAAAGTTTTTCCGCACGATTCATTTCAAGAGGGTGGACAACTGATGATCGACGCATCGCAAATGCCGCGCGTGCCGAGCGAGCTGCTGCAGCAAGAGCAGCAGGCCGCTGAGTACGTGCGCGCGCCGGTCGCCACCGGCGCCGCGCCCGGCGCCGGCCGCCCGCCAGCTACTCAGGACGCAACACGATGACAAAAATACTAATCACGCCGCCGGTAGAAATGCCGGTATCGATCGAGGCCGCACGCCGCGCCGCGCGCGCGTCCGGCGCAGCTCTGGATGCCGAACTCGAAGAAAAGGTGCGCGGCCTCACTGACGAGGTCGAGCACAAGACAGGACGCGCGCTGATCACCCAGACCTGGGAGCTGACTCTCGACGCGTTTCCGACCGCTGGTGCGATCAAATTGACGCCGGCGCGGCTGGCGGGTGTTGACCATGTAAAGTTTTACGATGCCGACGGTGTGCAGCGCGTGCTCGATCCGCGTGACCTCCTGGTCGACGACAAGAGCACGCCCGGTTGGCTACTGCCGGCGCCGGACCGCGCTTGGCCGGCCACGCAGCGGCGCGTCAACGCGGTCGAAGTGCAGTACGTCTGCGGCTACGGGCCCACAGAGGCCAGCGTGCCGCCGGCGATCAAGGAGTACATCCTGGGCATGATCGAGAACTACTACTACCCAAATCCGAACGTGCAGTATCTGGCGCGTCGGCTGGATCGCTACGTGGTGTACGGATGACGGCGCCGTTTCGGCTCGACGAACAGGTCACCATCGAGCAGCGCACCAAGCAAAAGGACCCGGAGTATGGGACCAGCACCGAAGCATGGGTCGCGGTTGCGGACCATGTCTGGGCCAATGTGCAGGATCAGCTGCCGAGTCGCGGCGAATCGACCACGAACGGCGTGGCGATGGCGGTGACGCGCACGCGCCTGCGCATCCAAGTCGACCACCGAATCACTTCCGCGATGCGGGTCATCCTGCACGGCAAGCGCGATCGCGTCATGGAAATTATCGCGGGCCCGGCCGAGCTGGACGACCGGCGGCACATGGAATTCATGCTGGAAGGTTACTCACATGGCTGATCAATCGATTTTCGGCGGCCGCGAGCTCGATGCGTTTTTGCAGCAGTTGCCGGTCAAAGCTGAAAAGAACATCCTGCGCGCAGCGCTGCGTGCTGGCGTCAACGAATTCAAGAAAGACGCGCAGCAGAAGGTGCCAGTTGACGATGGTGATCTGCGACGCAGCCTCCGCGTCACCACAAGGACGAAAAAGGGTACGGTTTTTGCGTCGCTCAAAGTCGGCGGCCGCCGGGCGCCCCACGCTCACCTGGTGGAATTCGGAACTGCGGCACATAAGATCCGGGCGAAGAAGGACAGTGCTCTGGTCGTCAATGGCCAAACGTTGCGTGAAGTCGATCACCCTGGCGCCAAGGCGCAGCCTTTCATGCGGCCATCGTTCGATGGCGGCGCGCCGTCTGCGCTTGGTGCCGTCGGCGCCAAGATCCGCGAGCGCCTGACGAAAGAGAACATCAACGTGCCTGCTCCGGAGGGCTCGTGAGCGTAAAAGCCATCCGCGCGCTGCTGCTCGCCGACGGCGCCGTGTTGGCGCGCGTGCCGGTCGACAGTATTGCTGCTGGCGACGTCCAGTCGGACGCTATCCTGCCGGCGGTCGGCATCGCCGAGGTGAGCCAAGTGCCGATAGGCGCGATCGACGCGCAGGCCGAATTTTCACTTGTCACCAGTCGCGTGCAGGTGACGGTGGTGGCGAAGGAATACCCGGAGGTGCAAGAGGTACTGGGTCTTGTCCGGCGCGCCTGCAACTTCCAGCGCGGCGATATCGCCGGCGTCGACGTCGTAAGCGTACTGCGCGACACGGTCGGCCCCGATCTGGAGGACGCAGCAGGAAACCCGGTCAAGAGCATCGACTTCAAGGTCACGTACCACGAGCTAAATTAGCAGCAACAGCACATTCACCAGGCCCGCACAGCATCCGCTTGCGGGCTTTTTTCATGCCCAAAGGAGAACCATGGGAACCGCAAGCGGAGTATTCAAGAAGGTCACGTACAAACTCGAGACCACCTATGGCGTCATGCCGGCGGCGGACGCCGCGCAGGCGATGCGTCGCACCACTTCATCGCTTGAGCTGACGAAGGACACCTACCAGTCGGGCGAGATGCGTCCCGATTTCCAGGTCGCCGACTTCCGTCACGGCCTGCGCAAGGTTGGCGGCGCGATCAATGGCGAGCTGTCCGCCAAGACCTACAGCGACTTCGCCGCTGCGGTGCTGAAGAAAGATTTCGTCGCTGGCGCGGTTGTCGCCAACGCATCGATCACCATCGGCGGCGCCGCCGGGGCCTGGACGCTCACCCGCGCAGCCGGATCCTGGCTGGCTGACGGCGTCAAGATTGGCGATGTCGTACGCCTGACAGCCGGCGCATTCGATCCGGCGAACCTGAGCAAGAACATCCAGGTCACCGGCATGACGGCCACGATCCTGACCGGCATCGTGCTGAACGCCTCGCCGCTCGTCATGCAGGGCCCGATCGCCAGTGCGACCCTGACCGTCATCGGCAAAAAGTCGTTTACCCCGCAGTCCGGCCATACCGACCGCTCGTTTTCGATCGAGCACTGGTATCCGGATGCTGGCGCGACCGGCGCGAGCGAGGTGTTCACTGGCTGCAAGGTCTCGAAGATCACCTACACGCTGCCTGCGACCGGCATGGCGACGGTTGCCGTCGAATTCAGCGGCAAGGACATGACGCCTGGCGCCGCGCAGTACTTCGTCAATCCGACGCCAGTGACCATCGCCGGCACCATGGCGGCGGTGAACGGCGTGGTTAAGGTCGGCACGGCAGTCGGCGGCACGATCACCAGCGCGACCATCGAGATCACTGCGGCGCTGTCCAGCGAGCCTGGCATCGGTTCCAACACCGCTGATCAGGTCTCCACCGGCCGCGTGATCGTCACCGGCCAGGTGACGGCGAAGTTCGATTCCACCGCGCTGCGCGACGTGTTCGTCAACGAAACCGAGATCAGTGCCTATCTCGCTTTCACCGCAGACAACACGGCGGCGTCGGATTTCATCGGTTTCAGCATTAGCCGTTTGAAGCTGAACGGCGCGTCGAAGGATGACGGCGAGAAGGTCGTGATCCAGACCCTCCCATTCCAGGCGCTACTCGACATCAATGGTGGTGTCAGCAAGGCCACCGAAATGACCACGCTGTCCATCCAGGACAGCGCCGCTTAAACCCTTTCGCCGCCACGTGCGGCAATCCAGGCACCGACCGGCTGCCGTCGCCTTTTGCGGGCGCGGCAGCAGGCACGGGCGTATTTCACCTCCGCGAAAGAGAAAACCATGAACGCAAATACCCAAGCCCAGCCATCGAACCTGCTCACCAAACTGGTGGCGCAGCTGGACATCGACGCCTTCGACGACGTCACCACTGGCCGTCTGGTCTTGGTGAACCCGCGCACCAAGGAGCCGACCAGCACCTACATCGAGCTGGCCAGCCCGGAGCACGAATCGCGTAAGCGCATCGACCTGGCGCGCACGCGCCGCCTGCGCGCTGAATTCGCCGCCAACGGCAAGCTCGAGTCGACCGATCCGCTGGACGACATCGAAGACGAAACCGACTACCTCGTCGCCTCGTGCCTGGGCTGGAATGTCTCGATCGGCGGCCAGCTGGTCGAGTGCACGCCAGCCAACGTACGCGCAATGCTGACCGATCCGAAGAAACAGTGGCTGCGCGCGCAGGTCCGCGCTGGCATCCATAAGTCCGAGCTTTTTATCGTCGACTCCGCGAAAGCCTAGCGGATTGCGCCCGGGCCGAGTTCGAACTCTCGGCCCGGCAGGGTGACGGCGCCACGCTGCGCACGCACCTGCAGCGCCTGGCCAGGAATACGAAAGAAGTTGATCCGTTGTTGACCAAAGAGTGGCCAATAGAAGGCCGTCCGATATGGGAAGCCTTTTGCAGAATGGGGCGGCCCGCCGGTGCTTCAGGCCCAGGCCCGTTGACCTCTCAGGAGATCCTGGCCTACCAGCAGCTGTGGGGCGTCCAGTTCAATCGCTGGGAGCTCGAAGTTATCCACATGTTCGACGGCATCGCGATGGAGGCACAGAGTCGCGTGTCGCAAAAAACCTGACAAGCCATCTACGGGTGGCTTGTCCAATTCTGGAGCAATAGAAGATGATTATCGGAGACATGGAAATTCGCCTTCGGGCGGATATCGCACGGCTGCAACGCGACATGGACTCCGCACGCCAGGTGGTTGGCAATGCCACCGCCGGCATGGAACGGGCGGCCAATGCTGCGAAGAGCGCGATCGCATCGATCGCCGGCGCGCTGGGCGTGCAGGAACTGGGCCGCATGGTCGACGAGTATGCCAAATTCACCGCTCAGCTCAAGCTGGCCAGCGCATCGCAGCGTGAGTACGCAGTCGCGTATGCGGACGTGAAGCGGATCTCGACCCAATCAACGCAGGGGTTGCAGGAAACTGGCGTGCTGTACGCGAGGATTGCGAACGGAACACGCGAGCTGGGACTCGCGCAAAAGCAGGTCGCGGCGATCACGGAGACCGTCAATCTTTCGCTGCTGGTGTCGGGCGCCACCGCGTCCGAAGCTGCGTCCGCGCAGCTGCAGTTGTCCCAGGCATTTGCCTCGGGCACCTTGCGCGGCGAAGAATTCAACGCCGTGAACGAAGCGGCACCGCGGCTGATGAAGGCACTCGCCGATGGAATGGGCCTGCCTGTCGGGGCATTGAAGGCGATGGCGAGCGAAGGGCAGATCACGTCGAAAATCATGGCTGACGTATTGCCAGACGCGCTGGAAAAGCTGCGCGAGGAAGCGAAAGAGGTCCAGACCATTTCTGGCGCGTTCACTGTTTTGCGCAATAACGTGATGGAATTCGTCGGCGTGCAGGCCAACGCTAGCGGCGCAGTTTCCGGCTTGGTGTCTGCGATCGGCCTGCTGTCGAGCAATCTCGGCCTGCTTGCGGGCGTGATCACGACGCTGGCCGTCTCGAAGCTGGTGACGATGTTCCAAAGCTGGGGCGTCGCAACCTACAAGCAGATCGCCGACAACAACGCGCTTCGCACCTCCACGCTGGCTAATGCAGTTGCGTCCACAGAGGCCGCATCCGTTATTGCTGCCGCGAAGTTGGCAGAGGCCCAGGCCAACGTGCGTACCGCTGCAACCGCCGCAAATCTGGCGAACGCGCGCGTAGCTGAGCTGCGCTCGTCGGTACTGGCCGCCGAGGGCGCCGTGGCGCTCGCCATCGCCACCAACGGGCTGATCCCGGCGCAGGCGCGCGCGATCGCTCTCAGCGAAGCACATGCCCTTGCACTGGCCGGTCAGGCTGTCGCCGCCAAC